ATGGTGACAATTTAGTTGATGTATCGCAATATCTGCCTTACCAGGTTCAGAAGTTACAGCCAGGAAAAGGAAGCGGTTTATTCCGTACAGGATATGTTCCTGCTTTAACAGACCCATTCTTAGGAGTTGGATTGCAGTTGGCGCTTGACTATGATTATAAGGGCAACTCTATTGCAGACCCAAGGGCTAGTAAATTTGTGCCTCAAACAATAAGCGGGAACCAGATGATTGCTAACCAATTATCTTATGCTGGAAGAGCTTTAGGTAGCCCGTACTACGGATGGATAGCTGACCAGAAAGCTGCCTGGGAAGGCAAACTTGATGTTCACGATAGAAAGCGTGACCCATTAGATGCTGCAATTAGTTTGATTATTAAGAACGAAGAGATTGATAGCAAGATTTTAACCGAGAAATATGGGAATCATCTTAATCGAATGTTTAAGCAACATCAGTCAGCTTTAGACTTAATTAAGTCAACTAGAACCCGTATGCAAAGCGATATATTGAGAATACAGGCTAATACTGAGCTTTCAGAATCTCAGAAAAAAGGCCAGATTGAAGATATATACGATGAAGCAGAATCTCTTCGCCAGGAAAAGCATAATGAGATGCTAAGAATTGCAGAAGAAGCTAAAGAGCCTTATAAAACATATTTGAAACTTAGACAGCCCAAAAAGTAATGATTAAGAAAACAGCAAAAGGATACAAAGTAGTATCCAAGACAACAGGGAGGAACCTAGGAGTTTCTCCTACTAAGGCAGGCGCTGAAAAGCGTGAGAAGCAGGTGCAATATTTTAAATACTTGTCTTCAAAAAAGAAGAAATAAGTAGTAACTTTATAAAAAATAATATTATGGCAAGTTTACTAGAAATGCAAAAAGCCAAAAGAGCGACAGCATTTGGGTCCTTAATGAATGATTACTCTCAATCTTCCGCAGGTATGGAGAATGGAGAAGACCCACAAGAAGAGTTGTTGTGTGAGATGCTTGAGGCGTCAGCGCAAGCAAAGGTATTTCATTGGCAGACTAGCTCATTTGCTGAACACGAGGCTTTAGGCGAATTTTATGAAGAATTTAATGCGCTAATGGATAAGTTTATTGAATCATATCAGGGCTGTTACGGACGTATTATGATGGGTTGTGATATGGAAGTTAAACCATATACAATGGATGCTCCTGTGACATTCTTAGAATCATTTAAGTCATATATATCTGGTGGAGCAAGAATGTTGGTTATAAGTAACCCTGCATTAATAAATATCTTAGACGAGATTAATGCTTTAGTGGACCAGACTATATATCGTTTAACTTTTAAATAAAAATCATATGAAAAATGGCTTATACGCTAATATTCACGCTAAGCGGAAACGAATTGAAGCTGGTTCTGGTGAAACAATGAGAAAGGTTGGCAGTAAGGGAGCTCCAACTGCAAAACAATTTAAGCAAGCAGCTAAGACTGCTAAGAAAAAGTAATGGCGACATTAATAGATATTCAGAAAGCAAAGAAGGGGGAGTCTCCTGCGAGCTTAATGAGCGTAGTTAATAAAATTAAGAACTATGATATGGGTAAGTATATCCTTATTGTAGGTAAGGATGCTACGGATATCTTTAATTTCTATAATGTCAAGCAGATGCACGGGTTAAATCTAAAAGATGCTCAAGCAGAAGAGGTTGATAAGACAAAGGGAAATGGTGTTTATATGTATGGGCTTACTAACTATCATCCAGAGGATAAGAAGTTGACAGCTAAGGCTCCTTATAAGCCTTTCGTATTCTTAAATATGGGAACATTTAAAAAGTATTCTCCTAGTGAGCAAGCAACGGCTGTTATGCACGAAACAATGCACATGAGTATATTATTGAGTAAATGGAATATAAAAGATAAAGAAGAAGAGGCGATAGGTATGGCTGAAGAGGAAGCCAATAAAATAATTGCAAAATTAAAGGGACTTAATCTATTAAAGAAATAATGTCAATCAACGACTCTGTTAAAGCAAAGCTAGAAAAGTATAACTTGCAAGGCGTAAACAAGCCTAAGAGAGAAACGTCAGGCGGCAAGTCACACGTAGTACTAGCTAAAGAAGGAGATAAGGTGAAACTTATTCGCTTTGGACAAGCAGGCGTTAAGACGAATCAAACCGTTGGACAGCGTGAGGCATTCAAGTCTCGCCACGCAAAAAACATTGCATTGGGCAAATTGTCGGCAGCCTGGTGGGCAAATAAAATTAAGTGGAGTCCATCTAAAACAGCCTCCTCATCTAAAAAGTGGGTCAAGGGCTCTTGATGAACGAACAATTTAATAAATATTGCCAATCGTGTGGAAATGTTCAATCTTACACAAGCAAAAGTGAACGCAACAGAGCGGCAAGGAATAATACTCTTTGTCGCTCTTGTCATAATAAGCTAGGCAAGGGCAATAAAGGTAAATACAGAGAGATTCCTATCAGTTGGTTTGAAGAGAAAAAGAGGCGTTCAATTCAGCGCGAGAAGGAATGGGGCATTACAATAGAATATATATGGACAATTTATCTTAGACAAGGTAAGGTGTGCGCATTATCAGGCTTGCCATTAGACTTTGACAAAGATTCAGACCAGGGAATGGTATCAATTGATAGAATCAATAACGACAAAGGCTATGTAAAACGCAATGTACAGCTTTTGCATAAAGATGTTAACTTTGCCAAATGGACTTTTAACCAAAAGTATTTCGTAAATTTATGCAAATTAATTGCTGAGAAAAACAAGTAAACACTATCAACAATGGCAAAATCTGCTTCCGCTAAATATTACGCTTCTAATCCAGAGGCTCGCGCAAAGAAGGCGGCATACGACACTAAGTTTAATCAAAAGCCAGAGCAGCGCGCTAAGCGTTCTGAATTAGTTAAAGTAAACCGTGAGCGCGGAACTTATGGGAACGGAGATGGCAAGGACGCATCGCATACAAAGAAAGGTATTGTAATGAAAAAAGCCTCCGCCAATAGAGGCTCTAAGTCAGATTCTGCTGGCGACAAGCGCGCTAGAGGTGGGAAGAAATAGTCTGCTCCCAGTTTAAAAGATGAGTTAACTTGCCCTTGTAAGCATTAAAAGTATAGGTTGACATTTCTATATTTTTAATAGCAGGAGCCCAATCTATAAGATTTATATCTTCTCCTTCTTTTAATCTTCTAATGCTGTCTATATAATCAACCTTGCCTTTAACTATACACTCTAGTACAATCCATTTCTTATTTGATATTATAACTGAAAATACGCATTCATTAGCTTCCAGTAAAGAGCCAACCTTTGGCTTATCGTAGCCATCTTCCGCTCTTACTGTTATATTTATCCTATATCTTATTTTCTTGTCTATCATCCTATTAAATCTATTTCGTAGAGCGCTTTAGCTTTTATCTTATCCGACATCGGTTCTTTATACTTATCAACAACATCTTTTGCAGGAATAAAGTACGCTTCAAAATTCTTATCCTTATCGTATATTACAAGAGCAAGAATATCATTGTCAGTTGGATTATCTACAACGCTATCTGTTAAAGAGAATAGCCAAGTGGGGTCTAGTTGAGCATACTTAATAAATGACTTTATATGTATGTTTTTACCATCTGCTACTATATCTGCATCGTGAGATTTCATCCAAATTTCGTGCATCAATAATTCTGGTTGAGATATCTTCTTGTATCTCTTAGAAGATACTAGGGTATTATATACTGCTATTTCAGCCATCTTGCCACCCCAAGCCCATATAGATAGCTTTCCTGCGTTTCCATCGCTCTTATCTCGATAGAATTTACTTTCCTTGTCTCCCATTTCTGACGCAAACAATTCGCACATCTTAGATTGGAAATTATTTGGTGGAATCAGTTTTATCTTTTTCAGCATAAGAAAGTATGTGTATCGTTAGTTTGTAATGTTTTTTACCCATTGATTCGTCTGGGTATATTCTAATTCCCTTGCAGTATTTCTTAGAGTCGTCTATTATATAATGAGCTTTCTTCATTGTGTCCTCCAAAATCTTAATCATTGGAATCGTATTGCTCGCGTCTAATCTTGAGTTGAATAGTAATGTAATAGCGTACTTATCTATTTTTTTTGTTCTCTTCGGGAGTAACCTCATAAAAGTTCCGCACCAAAATTCCTTCTCTTTATTTCGAAAAGTCCAATGCCTATTTGCGTACCATTTATTAAGAGACAAATCTATGCCCTCCCACTCAATTTCTATTCGCGCAATTTCTTCGCTAATTATCATAATTCGCCCTCAATTTGAACTCTTGTTCAACGTCCTTCCAATAACATTCGTCATCGAAGTTTTTGTGTCTTGTGTGGTTAGCTAATTCGTTTAATAGATAAGCAATAGTTGATATAGAGCCAAACTTTTCAGCGCACTTGAGTAGTTCATCTACTCTATCTTTTGGTGTAAGATTGTCTGGATTAATCATTCTTTGCGTATAAGTTGCTGTCAATCATAATACTTGGGTCATCTTCTATTCGCTTAAGGAAAGCCAGAATCATTTGCTTAGTGTACCTAAGCGGCTTCGTTCTCATACATCTTAAATAGCCTTTATTTCTAGCACCCCTAAGTTGTCTCTTAGTGAAACCAGTCATCTCAACAAGGTCTTTGTCGAAATAGAATAATTTTTCTATAGGTAGGCTCATTATTTGAATTTTTTATTATTTACAGTAACCACTACATCTAGTGATACCAAGAATCCATTAGCACATAGATTTGCTACAATCTTATTTAGTAGCCCCAATCCAACCTTGCGTCTGCCAGATTCTAAACCAGAGACTTGCTGGAACGAATTTATCCCAGCAAGTCTTGCAAACTCGGCTTGTGTTACGCCAAGCTCTAATCTCATAGCTTTAATTAAGTCTTTTCTCATATTATTTTTGTTTTGAAAATTTGCTTTTAGCAATTTCAATCTCTTTCTTTTTTTCTACTGAAAGCTGATTAAGCAAATGCATAATCCATTCATTGTATGTTAAGTCTTTCATATTCCTAAATTTTGTTCCCAAGATATATCATCAGTTCTTGATTGTGAAATTACTATATATTTCTTTGCAATATAAGTTTCAATAGTATCAGAGCTACCAAAGTCAGATGGTAATTCGCCAAACTTAATCCATTCTATAATTTGAATAATATGAGATATATTATTAAGAGAATTAGAATCCATAATTATTTTATGCTAGCTCTGATTGTTCTATTACTCATCCTTACAGGCGGGAAATATTCAATTACCTCACCAGTTTCTTCGTCAACAACAGATGTCTTTGATTGAAGTGTCTTTGAAAATGATTCAATAGACTTTAATCTTTTAGTTTCTTCTTCAACCTTAGACTTTTGTTGTGCCCACTTTTCATTATTAGAGAAGTCGTATCTAGTTGTATCTACTGCTTGCATTGTTACGCCAAACTTAGATACCACACCATTGTCGTGTTTATTAGCTTCTGTTTCAACGAATGGCTTAAGGCCATTCTTCATCTCAGTTAGCATATAAATATACTTCTCGCATAACGCGTAATCTCCTTCGACATCTCCTCCTTCAAAAGAGATTCGCTCAAGGTAGCTACTGACAATATTGTCCAAGCCTTCTTTAGCTGTCTCTTTTAAAAGATTACTTTGCTCTAATTTAACTATCTCGTTCATAACCCTAAAAAGGAAGTCCGTCAAATTCATCTTGTGATGGAGCCTCAGATGCAACTAGGGCGGGAATTTCTTCTGCCACTAAATCTGATTGTTGAGATTGTGCGTTAGCTTTTCTGTCCTTAAAGTAAGCTACTAATGCATCATAAGATTCATCAGCCTTAGTACTTACGTCGGCAGGAATAGCTTTGCCCATAGTAAATACTGGAACGCTATACTTAACAGAACCTTTCTTTGCATCAAGGGAACTATTAATCTCAATAAAGTTTCCTAAGAAGCTCTTTCTGCTTTCCTTTGCGAAGTCAGACCACGCCTGCACTACCGCGCCTTTCATAGCAATATTAATAATCTTGCCATCAGATAGAGCGTATAAAGATGTGTGGTATGAGCCACCAATCTCGTTTACCTTAGCTTTGATGTCAGCGTAAAGTCCCTTAGCTAACTCGCCCCCTTTATAAGAGCGTACAGTTAATTCTTCAAACTTAGTAGACTTAACTTCGTTTGAGAAGATAGAACTGTTGGATTTGTCGTGAAAGCCCTTTACTGTCGCGAACTCATCGAAATGGATAAGTGTAACTGGCAAAGCAACCTTTGCTGTTTGACTTGTTTCTTTGTTCCAATAAGTGAAACATTTGTCGTTAGAAGACCAGTTTAAGTAAGCTGTTACTGGGCTTTCTACCGCGGTTTTGTATGCATCTGAACGTGCCATATTTGTTTGGTTTTGGTTTTAAATTAATTGTCTTGAAATAACTTCTCCTGATACTACGTCAATAACTTCTGATATGCGCGCTTTAGGAGCAAATGCAATAGCTTCTGCTAAAGAATAAGAGTCATCTAGATTACGTTGTTGTGTGGTAACTTGAACTAAGCAACCTTCGTTTAATTGGATAGCCTTTGTTGACTTCATCCAGCCTTCGTTTTCAGAAGATGCCTTAGAGATTAATTTCCAGGTATCTCCGTCTCCCCAGAATTTTACATCGTTAACGTTCTGCTTAACAACAGCCGTTTCTGTGTTTTTAAATGTTTTTGCCATTTTTTTTGTTGTTTGGTTTATGAATGTAAATATAATACAATAAATTTATAAATCAAAATGTTTATTAAAGTTTTACAAAAAAGGCAGTTCGTATAACAAACTACCTTTCTATCAATTCACAATCAAATAAGACATTTAGAAAATCTACCTATGCCAATTATATTTCTTTCTTATTGTTGGCTCTTCGTCTGTGTAAACTTTATTTGGTTTCGATTGTGCCATAGTATATACAACTTTCGTGCCAGACGTTGTTGTTAATGCCGAATCTTTGATAGAGCCCTCTGCTAACTTATTTCTAATCATTTGTTGCGTTTTAAATGCTCTAAGTTCTTCTTCTAATAAGAGAATGTCTTTCCTTAATCGAGTAAGGTAAACTAATCCATCCATCAATTCTTCACGCAAATGCTGCGCCCAATCTGCTACTGATAAGTCTGTCCTATCCATATCAGTCCCATACTTTTCGTAGCCCTTCTCAGCGCGCTCGCCGAACTCTTTAATAACTTCAAATACTACGCTGTCTGTAAATGTTGTTGTCTCGCTATTCGATTCCATATTCCTTAAATATTTCAGATACTCTTGTTGCACATTCAATTTTCTTGTCCCTATCTATTGTCTCCATCTTTAAGGCAATGTCAAACAGATGGTCTCCCATAGCGGAGGCGTTAACAAATTGCTCTAACACCGTTCCTTGACTCTCTCCGTTCTCAACTTTCATTAATACATCTACTTGCTTTTCAAGTTCATTAACTAGCATATTAGTGTACTGCTTAATCTTGTGATAATGAAAATTAGATGCCACTACTTTATCATCAATGAAATCTCTTAGAGATTGGCAATGCGCATAATAGCGAATCATGTCTCGCAACTCGGCATCAGTTAATAATCTTTTCATTGTTTGGTTATTTAATTGTGCTAAAAGTCTGTGTAGATTAATATAGGGGCATTCGTTGCGTATGGGATATTATGAGATAATTCGTATTCAAAATAATCATTAGCCTTGTCCTCATCCATTCCGCCTTCGCATAATATTTCTATTATTTTAGATACGTCATAGACGAGTCTTACGCAATCGGTATCTATTCCTATAACAGCATTATCGAATCCGTCAATCAACATAAACTCTTCATCGGGAAAGCTATCTAAAATATCATTTATTATGCTCATTTATTTTTCGTTATAGTTTGATATTAATAGCTTAAAAATCTTTTCACTTATAGTGTCTACCTCATCTATCTTTGCTCGCAGTTTAGATATAGCGGATTCTGAGTTGTAAATTTTATTCTCAGCTGAATCTATGTCATTAATTTTAGAGCGAAGCGCATTCTTTCTGTCTCTTAGGATATTCTGTACATCCATTGACAACTTAAGATATTTTGATTCGGTGGACATTTTAGTCTATAAGTAATGATAAAAAGCTTCTATCTACAACATCTTCTTGATTAGATACCGCTCTTTGAAACGCCATCTGTAACTCGTGCTCTGTAAACAACAAAGAGTTATATTGGTCTCCGTTCTTTAGAACTACTCCGTAGTAGCTTTCATTTGCGCCACTTCTTTTGTCTTTATTTTCGACTAACTTAACTTCGCCTACTCTTGCTTTCATTTTGTTTTTGGGTTAAAGATTAATTTAGTGAGTCAATTGTTGCATTAAAATCTATTATAGGAATTATTGCTCCATTAATCGTTTGCAGAGTCCCTTCATTGTTGCCTGCTTCTTCATTAGTTCTTTGGGCTAATTCTACAATTGAATCAATGTCAATCCATTCTCTTGCATAACTTCCATCTGAATTTCTAGTTGTAATCTTTACGAATTTTTTCATTTTGTTTTGTTTAAGATAATTAAACGAGTACCCGATTCGAACGAGCGTCACCCTTAACCTAGGAGGGCGTGTTACCAATTACACCAACTCGATTATTTCTTTGTAAAGCTAACTAAACTAAATGATTTTATCAACAATTGGTTTACATTTATTTATAAAATCTTTGAAATTTTTTATCCTAAGATATGATGCATACTTCTCTTTTCCACCAGAATGCCTAAGCCTTGTAAGGCTAACATCTAAAAAAAATAGGTCATTTGTAATGTATTCTCCTTGCTTAATAGATATCTGTTTTGGCTCAGTATTGTCTTTCAAATACTGCTCCGCCCAATCTTCTGCCAGCTTATAATACTTATCCATCACTTCGCTCATATCCCGTATCTCCTAGTAGACTGCCTGTATTGCTTACATTGCTCCAAGTATTTGTCTATTGCACTTATTCCGTCTTTGGTAGTCCGT